TAGCTTTTGCTTCAGCTTCTTTACGTGCAGCTTCTGCTTCTTCTTCAGAAATAGAAGGAAGAACTTCTGTATTGTAGTTAGTGAAGTCTAATACTACTGTATCACCAGTAGGAAGGATTTCACGTACTGTAGCTTGTTGAGAAATGCAATCAGCAATTTCTTCTACAGTTAATAATTCACGATAGATACCACGTACAAATTTGTTACGTAAACGAATTGGACGACGGCATTCAACATTAACAAGTTTAGTCTTCAAAGTGCTCATCATATGCCTCCTGAATAGAAACGATTAATTCATCATCGATAAGATCATAAGCTTCTTTAAGCTCAACATTATCTTCGATTTCTTCAGCAAGATCTTTGCTATCATTTTCATGAGTGCGATCGATATCAGAAAGCAATTCAATTTCAGCTGCATCATCTTCATCATCAGCTTCAATATCAATTTCTTCATCTTCTAACTCAGCTACGGAATCGATGTCAGTATTGTCATCGTCATCATCTAATTCGATTTCATCCATAGCATCAACGACATTGTCGATTGTATTATCCATATCGTTATCAGTAGCAGTGGAATCAGCAACAACATCTTCTACAGTAGAAGCTGCATCATCAAGCTCTTGATGGATAGTTTTATCATCTGCCATTATTAAATCCTCCTTAAAAATATTAATCTATAGCAGAATCGATGTAATCATCGTTATCATCTGCTAGATCATCTAAATCATCATCGGATAATGTAGATAATGCAATATCTTCATCATCCATAATTTCATCATCATCGTCACCATTTTCAATGGCATCAATGATATCTCTTTTAGCAATTAAAGAATCTAAGAAAGCGTTTTCATCGACCATTACGTCAAATGCATCTTTCTCGTCAATTTGCTCTTTAAAATATTGATCGAGTTCACTGTTCATTGCAGTACCTCCATTAAGATTACTGATATGTTAACGTGATACATTTTTTAATATTGTTTGAACTTGACGTTCTAGGATATAAATAATCACAGGAACGTAGTAAAATATATCATGTTGCGGGATAGTATAGTTGAAGTCTTCTAAAGTTTTGATTAAGAACTCTTCATATCTATTCATCTTATCTGTATTATCATTAAAGTAATCAATGATAATATTCTTGAAATAGTTTAGATCATCAGTTTCATACCGTTCATTATCTCTAATACGCATAACTGTATCATCATCAAATGAAGGTACTTGCCAATAATCGCCCATCTTATATTCATGGAAGATATAGTAATACTTCTCTAAGCTGTAGTATAGTAAAGAAGTCTTATCTTCTACTAGCATACCATAGCAAGATGGATTACATATAGTACCAATATCTTTTCTTTCTAATGAATGGAAGAAAGATTTAGAGTAATCTAATGCAAATGTAGCTCTAGGAGTCATTTGATGTGCTATGTGTAGATAATCTAATTCACCACTATTCATAATATCATGACGTTTAATGAATTCAATCATGTAACTATCATAGAAGTTATGATCATCATAAGAAAAAATAAAAGTCTGAGTTTTATTACTATAGAAGAGACTTCTATAGTAAGCAATCATATCTTGACAGATATTTTCTAGTTTACTTATATAAGCATAATCATCATCTTTGATTACTAGAGATAGATTTGTACCAATATTGGTTGTATCCATAGTATATGATTCTACAACTAGAGAATCAATATCAGTGTTATCACCATCATGGGAACTTAGACGATAAGAGATCTTATACATATTAGCCCCAGTAGGTAATGTATCTAAGGATACACTTGTAACTTTAAAGAGATACTCTTCATTAGTATGATTAATAATGAAATAGTCTTGAGGATATGGTTTAAATGCATTAGGTACAATATATGCATCACCTTCGATTGTATCTGATTCAAGACCAAAATCACCAGCATCCATTTGAACTTGAATTCTATCAAGACCAAAGATAACTGTATCTTTAATTTTATTATATCTTAATGGAGAATCTCCATCAGTATAACTATAAGCTAAGCTTGTAGACTCATCTAATGTACTCTTACTAGTATTAATATTGTAGTAAGTACATGTAGTAGGAGCTTTATCTGTAAAAGTATAGAATGTATTATCAAGCCGTTGAACTTGTGACTCTAATATAGAGTTTATCGTGGCTGTATATGTAGTGTCAAGGAATTTACCCATAGTCGACCTCCTTTATTAATGTGATGTTTTAGACAAAAAAATAAAGCGATATGGACTTTAAGCCCATACCGCTATAGTATTTGTGTGCAGAAGTCTTGTATCTTATCTATTGATACACCATAATCTTTATCTGCTTGGTTTACATGAGCAAAGACTCTAGATCCTCTAAAGAATGCTATATTATTCTTTATGAAGTATTCTATTTGTCTCTTAGCTATTTCACCGGCAGAATCATTATCGAAGTATAGATGAATATCCATATACATTATACCTTTAGATAGGATATACTTTAAGACAGCTGAGTATTTATTACCAGCTGCTGCAAAATATATTCCTGTAGCTCTATTGGCTATATTATTGTATACGGATATGATATCAAATTGTCCTTCTGTAATATGTACCATAATTCTATCTGATGTATATGGAATAGAAGATGGTATACAGAAAGCTTTATTATAAATATCTCTATCATCTAGTTTACAGATTAGATATCTATATTTGCTATCGACTTCTCTAATACAACGCATAGACAGTGATGTATTATTAACTGAGAGGAATCCTACATAGTCCCTTTGAATTCTTTCAAAATCAGATTCTGTAGCTCCCAGATACCTCATGATCTGGCGTTTAAAAAATGAAAAATCAAAGATAATCTTCATATTCATCATCTCAGATACTGATAAATTAGTACCGAGACGATTATTAATATAATTAACTTTATCTGGATACAGATTATAGTTTACCTCAAATGCATCATATGCTACTTGAGGTTCTCGAATACGATTAGAGGCATAAGAGTTACCTCTACTCAATCTCATCTCTTTATTATGAATATCAATAGCTTGGATAAGTTCCTCATCTCTAATATCTAAAAGATTAAGGAAAGTTCTATTGACTAATCCGCCTGCTTCACATTTAAAGCAATTAAACATGTAAGGCTTATCTTTTGATAAGCCTATATACATGTGTTTCTTCCCAGCGGAAGAAGTATGCCCACAGTATGGGCATCTTAGCACTAATTCTTTTTTACCAGCAGCAAACTGGCTATTAGGAATTAGCGATTTCAATTTGCTGCCGATATCCATTATTTTTCTTCCGTTTTCTTATATTTATTTTTTGCTTCAATAATTTGAGCAACACCAGTACATACTGCTGCAGTTACTACTGCTACACCACCTAAGATGGCTGCCACGGATGTACCTGTTTCTTTATTTAGTTCGAATGCTGCTTTACCAGCTTTGCTTAAAAATTCTGTGACCATTGTAATATCCTCCTATAGACTATTTATTATTAATAGCATTAACTAAATCTTTACTTACTTTACCTTGGACAAATGCATCCACCAAATCATCATTCCGAGCTGTAGCTTCTGCTATTTTTGATCTTAATAGTTCATTGACATCTAAATTTAACTCTTTAGGTTGTTTAGCCTTTTCTAATAAAGCCTCGGCTGTTACAACTGCAGCATATCCAGCTAATACTGCACCGGCAGCTTTACCTGTAGTTTCAATTACATTACAAATACCATCCCAATTTTCTTTAGATAGGGAATCAATTAGATCTAATACCATGATGTATTACCTCCTTGTTAAACCATTAGTTAAAAAGCACATCCAATGTAATTTCTTGGATTCGTTGACGTAATTCCTCTTCGGAAGTTTGTTTATATAACCATTGTAATGCCGGAATTAGTCTAGCAGTATTACCATTAGCCAACTCTAATACTTCTTTAGCAGTAGCTTTCTTAAACCCAATAGCAAAGCCAATAGATTCATAATTTAAAGTATTTGTCTCAGGTGATGGAATTATATGTCGTTTTGGTTCACCAATTTCGATTTCCATAGACTTAGGTTCTATAGGAGATAGAGTTCCTACTTTAAGAGCCTTATAATTAGATTTTACTTCAACTAATTCTTTCTCCCCAGTTTCCTCATCTTTATGATATAGGAATGGATTAAGTCTATTACCTACTAGATCTTCTTTAGGAAGCTCGTCACTGAGGGTAATTTTATTGATGCAGATGTCATAGACATCTTTAGGTGTTAGCTGATCTTTGAACTGTTCATATGTAGCTTCTAAATCAGAGCCACATTTTTCAAATACTTTTTTAACATCGTTTGCCATTTTAACTGTAATCATTATTTATTCTCCTTCACTAATTCCAATTTATGATTTAAAATATAACCAGATGGATTAGAACTGGTCAACTGTGTTAATACATTCATAAGTGGTAAGTACTTAAACTCTTTAATTGTACGGTATTCTTGAGAACCATATGTAACCTTACCATTTTTAACATATTCATCTAGATAGTCTTCCATATAATAGTATAGACTTAGGTTATTATCCATTCTAGTATATAGATTTCTAGAAGAGTTTGTTTTCAATCCATACTTAAGGAAGATATCTCTAACCATCTCTGGATTAAAGTTTTCGCTTCTTGCAGCCATAAGTAAGTCATATGTAAACTCAGCAGATTTAACTGCGTTTACTTGCGGATCTGTTAATACACGATGACTACTAATAATATCCGCATCAGCTGCATACTTATCAAAGTATGCTTGTTGCATATATCGTCTAATATTAGTCTTAGCACTATTGACAGTATAATATTCGCACTCATACTCAATAGCTAAGTCTAATACTTTAATAGACTCACCTAACTTAAACATATCTTCAATCAATTTACTATTAAAATATCTGAAGTAGATATTATTTAAGATAGCGATGTATGGACGTGTTGTACACTTTTGAAGAATAGTAGTCAAATCTAAATCTTCAATTGTACTATTAAATCTACGTTCAGCTACATCTTTTGCTAAATCGTAATCATCATAGATTCTTTGTCTTAGCACTGGATTGATTTCCATCATACAATCTAGTACATCGTCTCCATTGCCGATGTCAATATTATTCTCACGAATAAATTTGACATTTCTTAATACTACTTCCGGTATATGTTTAAATCTGTATTCCTTATTCATCCGTTTTTACAACTCCTAACTTCTTATCCCATTTTCTTCCAGGGATTTGTCCTTTAATAGTCAACCAAATATAGTATAAGAAAGGCAATGTTTTATATATTCGACTAATCTGCCAAACTTCACCTTTATACATAATAGCACCTTTCTTAAATATATTATTTAAGTATCGTCTATAGTTTCTATAGAATGTGATATTCTTAGTAAAAATCTTTATACTTCTATTAGAGTTATGAGAGTATTTTACATTATATTTATCACATAGATTTTTATAGGTTTCATATGGATCGTTATTATCCAATAAACTATCTATTACTAATACTGCAAAGTCTACAGATCTTTTTAGAATGTAATCTGGTAATCTACCAACTCTTCCAACATAAATGCTGATTTCTTCAGGTTTAGCTGTATATTTCTTGACATATTCATCAGCATCATATGTTTGAGTAGCTAAATACTCACATTTCTTTCTATTACCACCATACTTTAATTGAATCTGGCTTTTAGATAAAGTTGTAGCATCAAATATCTCTTCAATCAATTTTATATTAAAGTATCTGAAGTAGATATTACTAATAATAGCTTTATATTTAAAATAGGATCCTTTACCTAATGATAAGACATCAGTAAGAGTTATTTCTTCAAATGGCTTTTCAATAGCCTCCTCCATTCTAAATATTTGATCTGTATCAGCTCTAATTGTATTAATAAAGGGATTAATTACATTCAATTCAGTTTCCCTAACATTAATATCATACCTTTGACAGAATAGATAGTTCTTTAAAATCATACTATCTACCCCATCAATAAATTGAGTTAATTTCATTAAAATCTACCTCCTATTCTATTTTTGTAAACCAATTCTACCAGCGGAAGCTGAAACGTATTCTATCTTATGATTACCATCACGATCAAACTCTACGAATTCTCCCACTTGTAATGCCAATATTTTATTTGCGTTTTTCAATACCGCCTCCTTAGCTTCATTAGGTAATTTCCAATCTGGATCGCCAAAGTTAACTATATTCTCTTCACTCATTTCACCTCCACCATTCCAGAACTCGGAACCAGACTTACGCACTGCAGAGAAGATGTCTCCATCTGTATCCACTTCAGCTGTCATCCAGTCATAATAATGAACGTCATACTGGAAGTATGAGTCATTATATCCATAATTGGATTCTAACTTATAGTTATTCTCGTCTAAACGAGTAATCTTTGTATCTGCACTAGACAGATTTAATGCCGCTAAAGTTTCAATAAGTTTATTCATGATATATTTCCTCCTTATTCTAATAACACTAAACACAAATATATCATATCACCCTTATAATATATAAATATAAAAAAAATAGAATACAAAATGCCACTAGGAGTTAATCTCCTAGTGGCTATTAGATTATTTCTTACCGTAGGTATTATCCCAGTCAGCAATCTTCTCATTCATTGCATCGAATAGATCTGTATCATAACAGAATCCATTAATATTAAAGCGTAGTTCTTTGATATCTTCAATATCCATATCCCAAGAACTAATCATTTCAGATTTAAAGTCATAGAGGTATTCTGCATCTACACTGTTATATAATTTAGTATAAGCATCAGTGAAGTCTTTAATAAACTCTGTAGGAAGCTCTATATTTAAAGCGTTTTCAATTTCACCTATAATGTAATCTATTTCCCAATAGAGATCTTGATTAGTAAATTCAATACCATTGATTTCTGCTTTGAATTCTTGAATAACTTTTGATTTCATTTTAGTTTCCTCCAAATAAAATAATACCACTAGGAGCATTAAACTCCTAGTGGCTTTTCAGTATATTCTCTTGTATCCATATAATCGAGCATATCAGTGAATGCTTCTTTTGCTTTAGGATCTGGATTATTCACATTAATGTATCCTTCTGGAGCAAGTATCATTACATTATCAGTTTCATCTAATGCGTATTTGATATCCCCAGTATCAGCTACATAAAAGTTATCTCTATTTACATAGAATTTATATCCAGTATAATCAGATTTAAATACGGTCTTATCCTTTCTTAGCTTATTGCTAATCAAAGTATAATATCCCTTTAGTAACATAGTAAATCTCCTTACATATTAGAATTAGATATTATTCTTTTGTTGATCCGTATTTAGAATAGATAATTCCCTCTACTTTGAGGGACTTAGTTAATACAGTATCTAAAATTATCATTAAAGTTTCATGCATATATAAATTAGTATTAGACTCCATCATAAATAATACATCATCATCTAATCCATAATTATGTATCTCAAATGATAATTTCTTCAATATTGGTTTACTTCCAGATATATCAAATACCATACCAGACTCATAAGTAATACTGTCCTTACATTGTCGGCATTCGATGTATATGTGTTTACCTCTATTTATTATCTCAGCATTAACTCTACCAAATATATATTGCTTATACGTTTCTAAGATATATTTAGATATATTAGTTTCCATTTTCTTTCGGTCCTTTAAGTTTAATAAATGAATTATAACCAAAGTTAAGATGACAATCTTCAAATGATTCTAACACTTCAGCTATTGCATCATCATTAACTCTACCAAGTTTAGTAACTTCTTTAACTGGATAGATTCTATCACTTTCAATAAAGTCTAGCATATTAATATACGCAAAGCTTATCTTATTATCACTCTTTTCAATTATGAATCTACCTTTAATATGATAATAATCATCTTTATGAATACATTCTACAGAGAATGTATTTTGAGTCTCTTCTATAGAAATATTGCCGAATAGCAGATTATGTACATTCTCTGCTACTTCACCTAGTCTAATCATTAGTCTTCTCCTTTGTTAATAAATCTACTTGAAATCTTAATAGTTGGATCATACCCATAAGTCTTATTATACTCTTCAAACTTATTGAGTAAATTAACCATTTTAGGATGATTAGACTTACATAACATAAGAGATCGTTTATCATTTTCTGGTTTCTTACTATTAATATATGCTAAATTAATACGACCAGTAATCTTATCCACCATTAACTTACCAGTTATCTTAATATCTTCTTGATCGATTTTACAAAGGATATTTAGTTCTCTTGTAAATTCATGAATAGATACTTTACCGAATATTAATGGTCGGACACTATCTATTATCTCATTAAAGTTAACCATTCTATTTATCCTCTAGTCTTAATATATTCTAATACTTCAGAAACTGTATGATTTACTGAATCTATACGGAAGATAGTTTCAGTCTCATCGTCATCAATATACTCGGTTTTAATATACATAGCAAATTCTATTATATACATTAACTCATCCGTACTTAGTCTGAGTTCAACTATCTCTAATATAGAATCACTAAGTTTATTATTACATACTAAACGACACCCGCCCTCATATTCATGTATGGATACTGAACCAAATAGAATGCCATCATTAGTTAATTCATTTATAAAGTCAGTATACATTATTATTTATCCTCCATATTGATTATATTAATATCCTTATTATAACCATATAGTTTATTAGCCTCTCTGAATACATCTAGTACTCTATTTATACGTGGATATTCAGTTCTAGCTATATGATATGAACTTTCAACAGGATATTCTGGATCAGTATTATACTCATTAATTTCTATATTAGCTAAAGTAATCATAGCTTTTTCTTTATCAACTATTAATCTTCCATTTACACCTATACCATTATCTTTATATACACATTCTACAACTACAGTTGGTAAGAATTCCTCTATAGTTACATCTCCAAATATAATAGTATAAAAATTCTTTGGCATACCATCTAAGCTAACCATTATATTAACCCTCCTGAAATAAAATATATGGGTAAGAGAGACTAAACTCTCTTACCCTAAAAAGATTAACCATTATTAATCAAGCTTGCATAGATCAAGAATTCCTCATTAAGTAACTCCTGTTGTGGGATGAATGCTTTACCAGTATTCTCCTTATTATCGAAATCAATAATTTGGAACTTAGATGATACTATAGTAGCAAGCATAGAAACGAGTAGATTAGTAATCTTCTCATTTCGATAAATGGATGCAACAGATTCATATGTATTAGAAGAGGTAATCTTCAGTAACTCTTTCTTATTCATATTAACCCGTTTAATTACTTTAACAAACTTACCAGATAAGATTGCTTCCATTGTATATAAGCCATTAGATGCTAATATACGTTTAGCTGCAATGATAAGTTTGATATAGTTAGTTAAATCAATAGATCCTAAAGAAGATGGATCGCCAAACCACTTATAGAATAGATAGCATACTAGCATCTTTTGATGTGGTACAATTGGAGACTTACGTCCTTTAGATAATTCTATTTTATAATAATCAATCTCTTCTTTAGAGAATGGACCAAATCGTTCTTCAATTTGCTTCATAGTATTCTTGAAGTTTACTTGATTATGAATCAATAAGGCTTCATTCTTCTTAGAGAGATGACTTTCAAATTTATCGAATTCTGAATTGTCATCATCATCACCTTCATTACGATCAGATGATAATTGATTGAATGCGAATTCATATTTAGCATTAACAACCTTATTCTTGATATTGTTTTTAATGGATACATAGATTAGATTCAATAGTGTACCATTATAAACAGCCTTTGGAATAACTTGAATGATAATACTAATGATTGTATCAAAGCTATGTGAGAATTTGTTACGTGAACGGATAAATTGTCTATCCCATGCACCAATATTCTTATTCATATCTTGTAAGATACGACTAGCTGTTGTTTCAGATAACTTAGTATATAGATCCATATCTGGATGCATATCTACAATAAGGATATCGTAGAACTTCATCAAGTATTCGTCTATATTTTGTACCTTTTTGATATAAGCATAATGAATCAATAGTGGAATCAATATCAATTGAAACATGCTTACTTCCATTAATGCTTGAAGATGTTTATTAGCATATTGAAGTACGTTACCATTCTTCTTATTACGTTTAATATGAATGATAAAGTTATCTTCATTCAATGCTTTTACTTTTCTAGCAAATGTACTAAACAAGATATCTCGTTTAACATCTGCCATGAATGTAGTTAGATCATATACATTGGATTCATCAGTATCAATCAAGAACTTAATTCTTGCATAGATAGCAATCAACTCATGTTCAGGATCATAGAATTTTTCAAAATAATTTAGATAATGTGTAAAGTGATCTACACGTTCTTCAGAAGAATAGCATTTCTTAATACTCAATACAAATGAGTTAAAGATAAGACTTTCTTCTTGATTATTTGTAAGCATTTGAGACAATGGGGCAATAATCTGTTTACCCCTAATTGTCTTTAATACTTTATCCTCTTCTGATGTTGGGAACCAATCATCAATAGGTGGAATTGCATCCTCTGGTCTAATAGACGTAGAGAACGTTCTTGCTTCTGGAGTACGAATAGAGTACTCTCTGTCATATATTTCCCCTGACTCTTCGATATTACGTCGAACAGTTTTACTTGTCAATGCTTCTGTTAGTTGCATTACTTCCTCCTCATACATAAACGAATATCATTACTATTCATCTTTATAATATATGATTTTATATTCGTTTCGTAGTCTTGGTCCTCCTAATATTCGATTTGATATTCTTACTAAGAGCCTTGCTTTGCATTGATGCGGCAGTTGTATTAGTAGTTCTAACTTTACCAATATGCTTAACTACCTTATTTGCATTACCGCCAGACTTAACTCCCTTTTTGAGTAATCTATGTTTAAATAATGGATCTATAGCTCTAGCATTCTTTTCACCTTCAAGACGAAGTTGTGCTTTGGTGCTACAGTTGGTTACTAATTTGAAAAAATCTTTAGCATTTCTAATTACTAAATTAGATTCTTCATAATAATGCTTCTCTAGATAGCCGTGTTGACGTATATATAGGAACCCGAAATATAGAATTTTAGCGAAATTCACTACCCCATAGGGGTTACGTTCTTTAGGCTTAGATTTAAGCACTTCATCGGGCACTTTATCTAAAAGCTCGTCTACTAAGATGCCATTTGCATTATATACATGAGCAAATGTGAAAACGAAAGCTGGGTCATTAGAAAAGAATTGTACTTTATAATTCTTTAGAGTACTAGAGTGACTATCAGTTCCACTCTTAGGAGAGAATTTAAATACAACTTCATATGTAAACTTAGGTACTATTTCAGATGGTACTCTAAGGAGAATAAAATAGTTTTTACCATCATTGAAGAAGTTATGATCGATCTTCCCATTGTATCTTAACATAACCTTTTCAAATTTTTTCTTATAAGCTTCAGCTAAATATTGCGAGCCAGTTACATTACCTTTACCCGCAGGAGATTTTCCATATTCATCTAAAGTCATTTCTAACTTAGCCATCCAAACTTCTCCTTAATGAGGTTCTTACCAGGATAGGAATTCAATTCCTACCCCAGTAAGCTTGCTCTGGACAATTAATCTTTATAGATATTGTGTGCTGGAGATTGGCAAAGGAATTGCTTAGTCGTAACAAGCATACCAACCACATTAGCAACAATGTCTAACACAGTGATATCTGATTTAATAGAAGATAATACTAAACCATCGGCTTCACCTGTACGTAAGTTGATAGGTGTTTTAGTCTCGATAGTAGTCTTGATCATATCTTTAACTTCATCAGATGCTTCGGAATATGAGGAAGGTACTTCGCCAAGGGAAGAACCATAAAGTTTTGCAAGTAAATCTAAATAGGAGTTGTATACTACACTAATGATTCCACTGTCAGGATTTTTATGAAGTTCATGGAATACATTGAATGCTTGGATATTTGCACCCCAACCATAACCATGTTCAGCGGCAGACATACAGTTCAATACAGCATCTTCTGCAGCATCAAAACGATTATCACGTTCTTCTGGAGTAGATCCACCAATATATAAGTCGACCATATTAGCTTTCATGCTATGGATACGACGACGTAAGTTACCAATATCATTTAGGTTCTTACCATCTTGTTTAGCTTGAGCTAATTGCATTTCTAAGTTATTGATGATAGATTTATAGAAGTCAGAGAATTCCGTAGTACCTTCTTTATACATGAGTTTAGGGTTAATAATTTTAGTTTTATTATAACCTGCAACAACTGCATCTGCAGTACCACACCAATCAACGATTGTATCAACTGTTGGAGCATCACCTTTTTCTTGGTCTTTTTCTTGTTGCTCTAAGTTGATATACTTACGAACTGTACGAGCATCACATAAGTTAGCTAAGTCCATAAGTACTTCTTTTTTATAGATATCGGATACAAGACAGAATGGAATATTAAAGTTATTAGCTTTAGCATTCATCATTGTCTTAACTAATGGATCCATTACAGCTGCAATATCACTGGATACTTTAGGACACATGATAACTGTTGGAGTTAATTCACGACGATCTTTTAAAGGTTCCATGATATTATGATAGATGATAGCAGAGAAGAAGTTAATCATTTCTGGAGTATCAATAGGATCTTCGAAGAAGTAGATTTTAGGTGCATTGATTTCTGCAGTAGATTCAGCTTCATTAGTAACGAATACTTTATCAGCATAACCTGCATCTAATGTCATACCATCAAAGATCTTAATGTAATCTTGACTATCCATAGAACGTTTAACGTCAATATATACATCAGTACCATTTTCCATATAGATACCGGAGATTAACTCAGCCATCTCTTCATTATTATTTGTAGAGATTAGAGCAATCTTATGGATATCTTCATATGTTTGGATTTCACGAGTTTGAGACATAATTGTTTCAGAAGCACGTTTAACCAATTCATTAAGTTGACGTTCTAATTCTGCTGGCGGTAAATGCCAGTTATAGATTTCAGCATTATCTCTATTTGGTTCACATTTAGTAGCCAAACGTTTATAGATAAGTTGAGATAATAAGATAGCAGATGTAGTACCATCACCAACATTTTTAACTACATGGGAAGTTAAGTCTTCTAATACTTCACGGATACTCATTTCTAAAGTGCCATTAAAGTAGATATTTTTCAAGATAGTATGACCGTCTTTAGTAAATTTAGGAAGAATGTCATCTTTCTTGATTTGAGTAGCGGAACCATAAGGTCCAAAGGATGTAACTAGGGAATCAGCAATGATTTGCAACACTGCCATAGTTTGTTCATGTAAAGTTTTTTGCTCTACAATATTAGAGTAGATATGCATAATTACCTCGCAATTTTAACTAATTTGTCATATGGTTCAACGACATAGAATAAGTTCTTAGGAAACATATCATAGAACTTAGCTTGAACTATATACTTACCTAATGTATAGTCGTAGTCTGTATTGATAGCATTACGTAAAGCAAAGACGTGTTTGCCTTCAACTTTAGGGGAGTAGTCTTCTAATCTGAATAAGCTATCAGTATAGATAGCATCATATTCATTCAAAGGAATATCTCTCTTCTTATAGATACGTAGTTTGTTTTTTAGATTTAAGCTCATAGATCGTAGATTGGTTTCTTGATATTCATTATCTACAGCTACAGCTATATTAAAGCTCTTACCTTCGATGCCAATAATATTATAGAATAGTCTATAAAGATCAGTCTCATAAGTATTAAAGTAAAGTAGTTCACCATACTTATTAATAATCTCTTCTAATAGATCATCAGCAGAGTCTTGGTATTCTTCTTTTAATAACGCAGTTAATGGATTTGGTTTAGTACGTTCTTGAAAGATATATATCATATCTAATTGAGATAGATCTAGTATTCCATCAATGAAGTACTTAGAGTTCTTAAATCCATACTTTATTACATCATATATCGATAAGTCTGTATTGAATAAGCTTGAGTATTCAAATATAGGAGCGACTGTTTTACCTTCCATATGAGTATCCTTACAGAAAAAAAATAAGGAGATAGAGAAGAACCCTATCTCCTAATAATATTACATGTCATCTAAAGATGCACGTTTGAATTCACTAGATGTAGAAGAGGAGCTACCGCCAAAGCTGCTACCAGCATTAGAGTTAACACCTAACTTTTCTGCAATTGCTTCAATAGTTGCATTAGTATTGCTACTAGCATATTGAGCTGTTTCATGTACAGAGTAAGCATATGCATTAGTCATAGATTTAGCATATTCTTCCAATACTAATACGAAGTCTTCTAAGTCCATATTTTTGTAGCTATCGAAGTCTTTATCACCATCGAAAGATTCTTTATCAAAGTTATGAACGGAGAAGTGTAAGTCTGTACGACAGATGAATAAGATCTCTTCTTCTAAAGCAGAAAGATCTTTATTCAATTTACGGATACAAATTACAGGTTGTTCTAGACCGAAGTCGGAACCATCAGTAACTGTAAGGAATGTATTAGCCCCTGTAGTGATACCAACGGAAGTTAATTCACCAGCTAAGAAACGACGAATTTCTTTAGCCAAGATACGAGCTTTAGTGTGTTTCAAATATGCACTTACTTCACGATCACGATCAGGCATTGGATAGTCTTGACCAGATACCATTTTCAATGGAGCAATACCAATTTTTAAAGTACCTTGCCAGAATGTAAAACCAATAGAAGAACCACCAAAGGTTTTAATATCTTTGGAGTTTGTCATTCGGTAATTAGAGTAAACATTGATAGATTTTTTTTGACTGGATCCACCAGTACGGTTAAATAAGCCTTGTCCAAGAGCCATTTGTGTTACCTCCTATAAAATAAGATAATAATTAATCTATTGTAGGCTACACTGTAATATCCTACAATCAGGGTTATAATATATCCTTGTATTGGAGTATATTATTTTTACCAATATATTTGATTTTTATTTTACCTTTTACAGGATCATGATTTATTGATTTGAATCTACTAGTTGCTAAAACTGCAGGTAGATCTGTATCTGATGTATCATTACTCAAATATAACTGATATTCTGGAATGCAGTAAATTTGTTTATTCTCATTAGAATGATGTTGGTTATTCGACATAGTTGCCTCCTTATAAGTAATATATATATTATAATCAGGGTTATAATATATCTTTGTAATAGGATATATCTAGAATCATATATTATTAAGGTAATATGATATAGTTATTTAATTTAAGGAGGAATATATCATGCTAACTCAATCTATCTTAAAATCCATCTTATGTACATCTACTAATACAATTGAAATTACAAAAGCTCCTAATGGAGGATTTGCAATCCAATCAATCGACACATTAGAAGGCGGTATGTGTCAATATCAAACTTGGGAAACAACTCAAATTGATTTATATGTAGATAAAGATGGTAATATTACAGATGGCAATTATGGTATTGAAACTATTAGTCAACCAACATGTGAAGAATTAGAATCATCTTATCAATATGAATTTGATTCTGAAGCATTTAATAATCGTCTAGAAAGAAATTATAATGAGTCTAAAGATAAAAAGAATCTAAATCAATTTCTAGAAGGGTTGCCTACTACGTTAGATTATATTAAAACTCATGATAAGATCAGTTTTGATTATTCATTCTATAAAGATGAAGTATCTAATCTTAACTTAAAGATTGCTAAAGTTAATCTATAAAAGAAAAATCCCCTAGGAGAGTTAATCTCCTAGGGGTATTTATTTTTTTATTTTTTATCTACGTTTGAGTTCCATATCAGGATAGTTGATATAGATACGATTATAGTCTCTTCTTAAAGTTTCACGTTTAGCTAACTCTTCTCTTAGCTTAATATATTTAGCTTGTAAGATAGAATATTTAGATCTAAGTTTTTCATCTAGATCATCTTCAGATAATACACCATCGATGATAGATAGACGAGTATTGATAGAATGCAATAATAGCAATGCATCATTTTCTTCATCAATATTACGTAAACGTATTTGGAATTCAAAGAGATCATTTTCATAATCTTTGATAGCACTATATTTGAAAGAATTCGTTGTGTCCCTATATTGTTTTCTAGCCCAATCGATTGGACCAGCTTCTAATAGAGAATTGTCATCGATTCGGGATAGTGCTGTAATAACACGTTCGATCTCACGCTTAACTAGACGAATAGCAGTGTAAGACATTGCTTTACGTAAGCCTTTGATTGTAATGATACGATTAGATAATACATCATTATATACAGATAAGCACCATGCAATAATTGTAGATGTATCTCTAGGACCACTATTTGTATAATTGATATATCCAGAGTTCTTTAATTTTTTGATAGCAATTTCAAGATCCATACCAAAGCCACAGCCGATCAAGAAGTCATCGGCTAATAGCATATCATGGTCTTTATACATAACAGAAGTGATCTTCCAAAGTAGATCTTTGAAACCAAATGCTAATAATGCAGCATAGTTTACTGTATTAGCTCTACGGATAACGCTATTAGTTTTATCTAAGTACATATCGATTTCTGCTTTAGCAATATCGATAGGAGAAGATGTGTTAACCAATGCACCGATATCATGTAGAATTAATGATAAGATCTCTCTATTAGATAAGTCCAAGATTGGATTGAATAGTTTGAAGTCAATCTCAACGTAGTACTTATTTACTTTAGCTTTAGAATCATCACTATTGTATTCAAATGCATCATTCAGAAGAATATCATAGATATCATTATCTTTAATCACTGGCATTACACAGACACCAAAGAATGGAGTATCTGTATTCTTAGAAAGCAATACAGTATTACAAGTACTCCCAGTAAAGAAAGAGTTAAGTTCATGATTCAACTGTCTTAGAAGATCTGGGTCTTGATTTGTACGAAGTTGCTCGATAATATCTAAGCAATCGCCGAAATCATAATTGTTCATACTAGAACTCCCTTCTTGAAAGTAAAGGAAAATGCCTAGAGCCTATGAAGGCTCTAGGCTAGAATCCTAATTAGTTAAATTATGGTTTTACATATTCAACTTTTTCTGGAGC